GGGCTACGTGGTCGCAGAGCTTCTTGAGCTCACGCGCAGTCCAGACCCCCGGATAAAGCTGAAAGCCCTTGAAATGACCGGCAAGCTGACCGAGGTGGGTAGCTTCACCGAACGCATATCCATCACCAAGACCGACGCCAGCGCCGCGGAACTCGAGGAACGCATCCGAGCCCGCCTGGCAAAGATCATCCCCCCAGCCCGGGAGGTGCAGGACGCGCGCATCGTCGATGCGCCTCCAGCGCCGGCCGAGTTTCAACCCCCCGCCGCGTAGCGGCACCCACCAGGAGCCCACTATGGACAAACCCAACCCATTCGCAAAGAAGGCCGGCGCCAAGCCCGCCCCCGGCAAGAAGCCCGGCGGCAAGCCGATGCCCCCGTGGCTGAAAGACAAGAAGCCGGCCATGAAGTCGGGCGGAAAGGTGAAGTGCTGATATGAAAACGCCATCCCCCGGCGCCATACGCGCCTATTCCAAGGAATACGACACTCAGAGCCCGGCTGGCAAGAACGTGCACGAGGGATTTGCCGGGGGTGGACGCGTGTCCCCCGACTTGAAGCCATCCAACCCATCGCCCTACGGAGGCGAGCGGATGCTGCGCCCAGGCCAAAAGCTGCGCGACGCCAAGGCAAACCGCAAGGAGGCGGAGGCCGAAGGGCGACGGTACGCCGCCGGCGGCATGGTTGGCTGCAAGCAGACCCGTGGGTTCGGGAAGGCCCGCCGGGGGAGTTGACCCTGGATCCCCTGTCTCCAGCCGGCCAAGCCGCCATCCTGGCGGCGCTCCCCACCATGTCGCTTGCCGACAAGGAGGCGCTTCTGGCCGACCTGGAGGCGCTGGAGCACTCCCGCGCGCTGGACCGGTATCGGGGGAACTTCCTGGCGTTCTGCCACCACGTCTACCCCGAGTTCAAGGAGGGGCCCCACCACCGCAACATGGCCAAGCACCTGGCGGAGGTGATTTTCGGGGACCGCAACCGGCTGACGGTGTCCATGCCCCCGCGCTTCGGCAAGAGCATCACGATCGCCTACCTGTTCGTCGCCTGGTACCTGGGGCACAACCCCAGCCACCACATCATGATGGTGACCCACACCGCGGACCTGTCGGCGGACTTCGGGCGCCAGGTGCGAAACCTGTTGTCCAGCCCGGTTTACAGGGAGATATTCCCAGCAACTGTGGTCTCGGCGGACAAGTCCGCGGCCAACAACTGGGCCACCACCGCCGGCGGCAAGTACCTGGCGATCGGTATCGGGGCGAACGTGGCCGGGCACGGCGCTCACCTTTTGGTAGCAGATGACCTGGTGTCAGAACAAGCCGTTCTCGCCAACCCGGACACCATATTCGCCACCGCGTGGAACTACATGCAGGTGGGTCCCATGCAGCGTCTGATGCCCAACGGGCGGATCGTGATGATCGGAACGCGCTGGGGCAAGAAGGACCCGATCGGCCGCGCGCTGCAGTGGGCGGAGCAGAATACCGACTCGCCGCAGTGGTACGAGATCCGCTTCCCGGCGATCCTGCCGTCCGGTAAATCGTTATGGCCGGAACAATGGCCTGTAGAACAACTGCTCGCGAAGCGAGCGTCGATGTTCCCGCAGTTCTGGGCCGCCCAGTACATGCAGGAGCCCACCTCCGAGGAGGGGGCGATCATCAAGCGGGAGTGGTGGCGCGAGTGGACGGCCGACAAGCCGCCGAAATGCCACGTCATCCTGCAGAGCTGGGACACCGCGCACGAGACCAAGACCAGCGCCGACCCGTCGGCCGTCACCACCTGGGGGCTGTTCATCAACGAGGAGGAGCAGGACCAGGAGCAGATCATCCTGCTGGACGCCTGGTACGGCCGCAAAGAGTTCCCGGAGCTCAAGAAGTTCGCGCTCGAGTATTACAAGGAGTGGGAGCCGGACATGGTGATCATCGAGAAGAAGGCCGCCGGCGCGCCGTTGATCCAGGAGCTGCGCATGATCGGCATCCCGGTGATGGAGTACAGCCCCTCGCGCAAGGGCGCCGGTGTGGCCAACGACAAGCGGGCCCGGGGCAACGCGATCGCCGACATTTTTGCGTCGAAGATGGTCTGGGCGCCGCCGCATCGGTGGGCCCGGGAGGTGATCGACCAGGTGGCTAGCTTTCCCAATGCTGAACATGATGACTTATACGATACGGTAGTGCAAGCCATGATGCGCATACGACAAGGCGGTTTTCTGCGGCTCGCCTCAGACGACAGGAGCGGAGAGGATGACATGCTGTATCGACGCCCTGTCAACTATTACTGATTTTTCCTGTGTACAATATGATGATTTCGGCACCACACAGGAGAACAGGCATGAACGTGTACACCACAAGGCGAGCCGCCGAGGACGCCGGCGCCAAAACGTATTTCACCGGCGCGGCGTGTGCTTCCGGGCACGTGGCGCCACGGTACACGGTCGATAGTGGGTGCAAGCAGTGCAAGCTCGACTATCAGAAACGCCTGACCGGGTATCGCGAGCCGCTGATCGCGCCAGACAGCGCGCGCGCCAGGGCCCTGCAGAAGTGGAACGCGTCAACCAAGGGCTACGCGGCCAAGATGCGGTGGAAAGACAAGGATCCCAAGAACGCCTGGGCGTGTTCAGCTGTCGGCGGCGCCAAAGCGCGCGCTGCGAAGCGCGGGGTTGCGTTCGACCTCGACAAGGAGTATGTTCGCGGGCTGATACCTGACGAGTGTCCTGTGTTCAAGGTGCCGTTTGTGTTTTTTGGGCGGGCGTTGGGGCCGTGGAGCCCGTCACTGGACCGAATAGATCCGACACGCGGTTACATTAAGGGGAATGTCGCGGTGATTTCGCTGAAAGCCAACGTGATCAAGAGCGACGCCACCATCAGTGAAATACAGACCGTGCTTGATTGGTTGCGGTCGAACAGCTAAGGATCCAGTATGGCCACGAATTCGATCGAAAAATCGCTGTTTTTGGTCCCGCAAGGGGTGCAAGACACGCCCGAAATGGAGATCGAGGTCGAGCTGGTGGACGACGACGGCACCCCTTTGGACCCCGAAAACGAGGCCGCAGAGGTCGAAATCGAGCACGGCGACAACCTGGCGGAGCATATTCCTTCCCAGGCGCTGACGAAACTGGCCTCCGACCTGGAGGCCGCCATCGACAACGACCTGATGGCGCGCAGCGACTGGGAGAAGTCGTACAAGGCGGGTATCGAGCTGCTGGGCCTGCACATGGAGACGCGCACCGAGCCGTTCCCCGGCGCCTGCGGCGTGTACCACCCCCTGATCACGGAGGCGTGCGTCCGGTTCCAGGCCGAGCTGACCACGGAGACGTTCCCCGCCGCCGGGCCCGTGCGTACCAAGATCCTGGGCAAGGAGACGCCGGAGAAAAAGGACGCCGCGCGCCGGGTCGAGGAGGACATGAACCACCAGCTGACCGACGTCATGCTGGAGTACCGCCCCGAGCACGAGCGCATGCTGTGGAACCTGCCCATGTCGGGCTCCGCATTCAAGAAGGTGTACCACGACGACAGCCTGGGGCGCCAGGTTGCGATGTTCGTACCGGCCGAAGACATCATCCTGCCCTACGGTACTACCGACCTGGGCACGTGCAACCGGCTGACGCACCGGTTCCGCAAGACAATGATCGACCTGGAGCGGCTGCAGAAGTCAGGCTTCTACCGCGACGTGGAGGTGCAGCCCCAGCAGGCCAGTACCAACGACATCCAGGAGAAAAAGGACAAGGAAGCGGGCAACAGTCCGATCAACGACGACCGGCCGGAGCTCTACGAGGTGCACGCCGACCTGGTGCTCAAGGACTGCTGCCAGGAGTCCGACACGCTACCGTTCGATGACGGCGAGCTGACCCGGCCCTACGTGGTGACGCTGGTCAAGGGACAGTCGATCGTGTTGTCGATCCGGCGCAACTGGAAGGAAGAAGACCCGCTGGCGCTCAAGCGCCAGCACTTCGTGCACTACCAGTATGTGCCAGGCTTCGGCGCCTACGGCTTTGGCCTGTTCCACCTGGTTGGTGGGTACGCGCGCTCCGCAACGTCTGTGCTGCGCCAGCTGATCGACGCCGGCACATTCGCCAACCTGCCGGGCGGCTACAAGACCAAGGGGATGCGGATCAAGGGCGAGGACGCGCCGATCCGCCCGGGTGAGTTCCGGGACGTGGACGTCGGCTCGGGGACGATCAAGGACAACATCATGCCCTTGCCGTTCAAGGAGCCCAGCGTGGTCCTGGCCGGGCTGCTGGACAAGCTGATCGAGGACGGCCGGCGCATGGCGGCCACGGCCGACATCAAGATCGCCGACATGTCGTCCCAGGCGCCGGTGGGCACCACCCTGGCGCTGCTCGAGCGCACGCTCAAG